TTAAATGCGTGAAATGTCTCATATACCCTCCTAATGCAAAACGGCACCCGCGCTGAAACGGGTGCCTTTCTGATAATCGTTACTTGTCGAGGTCAGTATAAATCAAGCCGGTTATATACTCGCTTACACTCATTCCCTTTGAAGCTGCTTTCTGCTTAATAATATCTTTATCGCCTTTTTTGACCACAATTTCAATTCTGTCGTATGTTTTGCTGTTATAACGGTTTTTTACTGCCGCAGAAGTGCGCGTTTTTCGCTGTGTCGCGGTGTCCATGATCGTGAACCTCCTGTTTTTCTTTAATTATATCATACTTCCGGAAGTATGTCAAGCGTATATACGAAAAAAGAGCCGCAGAACGCAGCCCTATTAAGCTATTCACCTAACAACCACTCAACCCCTACCCGCAAGACTTTTGCGAATGCCAGAAGTTCATAATCCGCAATGAAGCGGGTGCCGATTTCAACCCGGCTTATACTGTCCCTCTCAATGATAATGCCTTGCACTTGCATCCGGGCGGCAAGGTCAGCTTGTGACATTCTCTGTTTTATCCGTGCTTCCCGAATACGTTCCCCGCAAAGATTCTTTTTGCCGTTGTAATTGTAAATTTTCATGTATTTATCACCCGATTATGTAAATATTCAGCAACCTTCTTGACTTTAACACACTTTTCGCATATAATTGTGTTAAAGATCAGCAAAACAAATTTTTAACATAAGCGAAAGGGCGTGAAATGTATGTTTGCAAGTATTTCAAAACAATTAAAACGCATGGGACGTTTTCGGATTGGTTTTGGTCGAAAATTAAAAGGGTGGGAAATTATTGTTTTCGGCATCTTTATTCTAATATTTTACATGGTATATTGGTCTATATTGTTAAGCCTATGGGCAATATACGGTGTCTGCTATTTGTGTTATCTTCCGTTCAAATTTTTATTAAAGCAGAAGAATAGTGAACCAACAGAAGAAAAAAATAACATAGCGGTGCGTACGGTCGATAAAATATCTTCTGTTTCTACACCCGCAACACAGACAAACGCAGAAAGATACACCGTCATCCGCGAAAACGCTTTTGATACACTCTTATCCAGAATTCCAAGTTATAACGTTGTATGTTCTGAACAGGAGAGAGCGGAAAATATCAACGTGAAAGACTTCTATCTTGATTTCAATAAACTGCGGAAGAATACTAATATCAGCCGTTTGCTTGATTTTGTTTCCGTTGACGTTAAAACCACAGGGCTTGTACCGGGAAAAGATAAAATTATCGAAATCTCTGCAATCCGGTTTGTGGAATTTGAACCGGTTCAGATTTTCAAGACTTACATAAACCCGTGCGTTCCCATTCCTGAAGAAGCAAGCAGAATCAATGGTATCACAAATGATATGGTGTCGGACGCACCCAAGATTGAAACGGTCATACCCTCTTTATTAGAGTTTATTGGTCAGTCTACCGTTATCGGTTATAACTTGATTTTTGACTTGAAGTTTCTGCGCAAATTTGGTTTAGACTTATCGCAGAATCAACGTTATTATTTTGATGTTATGGAAACCGCGCATTCCATTGATACAGATGCACTTAACCATAAACTTTTGACCGTATGTAACGCCAGAGGGATATATTTCCCGCCGCACGCTGCTAACTCCGATTCACTCGCAACAGGTCTTCTGTTTGTACAGTACATCCGCGAAAAATTAGAATTGTCATCATCAGACTACCCCAATTTGTATTTGTATGAATCAATTATAAAGAATAGCTAAAACCGCAAAAACGGCGAATGTCATTGAAACACTCGCCGTTTTTCTTATTCCTGTATTATATCAAGTCCCCGCACCGGGAGGTTCATCTTCTTCGGCTTCGTCCTCACCGGCGGTATCGCTGTGTGTCTCCGCTTCTTTCGGTGTAGCTTTTCCTGCGGTGGTGGTCTGAACAGCGTCGGGTTCACCGGTTCCGGTTCCGGGGATGGTGGTGGGCGGCAGTTCAGCGGTTCCGGATGTGTTGCCGTCGGTTCCTGCCCCGCTGTCCCGCCAGATCATCCGCGCAATGTCCACACCGGCTTCACCGAATATGTACACACAAAGAGCAATCACGCCGTTCCCGATAAGGCTGACAGCATCGGGCGGAATGTCCTCCTTGAAGATAGCCACAAGGACGGTTGCAACGAACGCCGCAACAGCAGCCCACAGTTTCCGGGAAGAAAGTTTCGTTTTCAGGTCTGTTTTCATGGTGTCCCCCTTAAATATCTTTTTGAACTTGTTCGCTCGTCTGACAGTTTCCATACTGCGCCCGGGCAATTTTTTCTTTTTTGCTGTTATCAAAATAACAGGCAAGAACGATGGTGACGGACGCTTCCACAAATCCCACGATAGCGGTCACATAAGGGAGTGCGCCCGTGAATCCGCTTGTGATTGCCAGTTCCGCAAGATACAGACAGCGGTACACAACGTAAATAGCAAGCGGAAACATGAAAATTGAAAAGATGGTGGTCAGGATTTTGGAATACTGTGTGTACCGGCGTTCCTTCAGTGTACAGACTTCACCGGCACGGGATTCCTGCGGCTTCTGGTTCTTCTCCATGTTTACCTCCCCTGTGCATTCATTGCACGATAGATGAATACAAGCATCTGTTCACGGGTGCAAGGTTCGCGCAGCATCAGATTCCCGTTTCCGTCACCGAAAATAATGCCATTCTGAACCGCCCATTCAACCGCGTCTTTTGCCCATTCCTGTGGTTCGCTGTCCTGCTGTTCGGCGCGGTCGGGAGTTTCGTTTTTTTGCATTTCGTTTTCCTCTCTTTCGATAGTTTTATCTCCGAGAAGGTACGGTAAACCGTCAACCGGTTCGCCGTCCTTTTCAAGCTGAAAGTGCAAGTGAACACCGGTGGAATTGCCGGTTGTTCCCATGCCGCCGATAATTTCACCGGCTTCGATAAAATCATCGGGAAATACCACAATGCTTCCGTGGCGAAGGTGGAAATACTTCGTCACCCATCCGCCGCCGTGGTCGATAATAACATAATTTCCAGCACTGTTGGCAGCGTTTACGGTGTCGATACCCGGAACAGTGTCTTTGATCGCCGTGACCTTCCCGGCGGCAAAAGCGGTGATTGTGGCAACATTGCTATAACCTGTCCACCGGGTAATGTCGGTACCTTTATGCCCTTCTCTCTTGCCGCTGATCGGATGAATACGCCAGCCAAAAGGGGAAGTCACATTGATACCGCCCGATTCCATGAATACCGGGCATTTTACGTTATACACACCCATGATTATTTATCCTCCTATTCTGTCGGCAGTTCCATGACTTCATCATAAAGCCGGGTTGCCACGTCATTGCCGCCCAGCGCGTGATATGCTGTGTATGCGCGTCGAAGGGCTTCTTTTGCGTAAATCGGACAGTGCTTCCGTTCTATGTATTTATCATGATTCCGGATAATTTCGGCGCGAAGAAGACACTGCACACCGTTCCGGATTGCCCTGAAAATGGTGAAATACGCCACAATAGCACTGACGGCACCACCGCAAAGAAACGGTATCAGCCATTTCAGGACAGTTTCAAGCACGTTCATTTGTACACCCCCGTATCATTCCGCTGTTTCCACATACAGCCCCACCAGCGCGGACAGATCGTGATACACCGGTACGCCCGTGTCACGATTGCACAGGTACACAACACCGTTCTGTTCGTAGTATTTACCGGCGAACAGTTCCATGTTGCCGCTGTATGTAATCGGGGAATCAATGGTACCCTCATCCCGTCCGGGAACGGGAATCATCGTGAACAGGGATTCTGTCCCCGTACCGGGAACATAATGACTGACGAACGTATAACCGGGTTGTACGGTTTTATAGAGATTATTGCCATACCCGAAAATATACCCCGCTTTTTCTGCTGTGAAGCCCTTGTCAACAAGTGCCTCCCACGTTTCAAAACCGCGCTTGATGGCGTACAAATCCGCCGCCTGAACGGTTTCTGTTTTCTCCTGCGCGATAATACCGCAAATGCGTTCAAGAGCCGGAACGCCGTTTGTGGTGTCCTGCTGTTCGATCATTTTAGCATTCAGGGCTTCATTCTTCCGGCGTTCCTCCCTGAGTTGCTGGTGTACGGTCTTGTGGTTGAACATTTTCGTAATTCCTCCATAACTCTTTATAGAATTTGTCCATTTCTAAAATCAGGTTGTGCGTGTTTCCACGTTCGGCGTGGGCTTTCCATGATGTATAACATTCATCACATTGCCGCTTTGTCATACGCCCTTCTTCCGCAAGGTGTCTTTGCTTTCGCAGCTTCCGCCGTTCATGGGCTATATTTTCTTTGCTCAGTGTCTTAATAACTTTTCCGGTTTCGGTCAACCGGAATTTAAAACCGAGAAATTTTATACCCTGTGTCAAAGGAAAGATTTTTGTTTTCTTTTCCGAAACCCGCAGCCCAAGCGCGGCAAGCTGAACGCGGATTTCATCACGGCACCGTTTCAAATGTTCCATATCTTCATGAATCAATATGAAATCATCCATGTACCGAATATAATACCGGATGTGGTACCGTTCTTTTATCAAATGGTCGATAATATCCGGAACTGCAAGCTGTGTGATTTGTGTTATCTGACTTCCAAGCCCCATGCCTATCATCGGGTTTTCGCCCTGATCGAAACTATCAATGATATCCGCCACTCTTTTATATGCCCATGTATCATCAAGCCGCTTTCTGACTGCCGCTTTTGATACCTCATGGGGTGTTGAGCCGAAATAATTCTTGATATCCATTTTCAGTGCTGCTCCTGCGGTTCCGTGTTTCCGGAAATGTTTCTGGAGATACACCGATAACAGCCGCATTGCATCGTCGGTTCCTTTGCCAACCTGACAGGCGCAGTTTCCGCGAACAAACCCTTTCGTCATAGCATTGTAAAGATAATTATCACAAAGACTGCGCTGAAATACGCGGTCTTTGAATCGTGTACTTACGATATCCCGTTCTTTGGGTTCATAAATTTTGAAACAAGTATAAGTGTCAATCTTATACGTTCCGTTCATCAAAGATTCATGCAAGCGCAGACAGTTTGCAAGCCCGTTATTCAGATAGCCTGCAACACTGTCCTTCCATTTCACATGATGGCTGCACTTGCGCATTGCTCGATACAAGTTCCCGAAATCACAGACTGTTTCCTGTACATTTCCGGGTTCCTGTATGTCATTCGGTTTACTTTTCATCTAAAAAAGCCTCGTTGGTCGTTGTGTACAGCAATACTTACATAATTGTAAATTGCATCAACGTACTTTATTTTCGCCCGTTTCCGGGACGGGTTAAAGGTTCCTTGTATGTGTCGCACTGATTTCAACCACAAAAACGGTTTACTTTAATACTGGCATTACACACAATCGGGGGCGCAAGCGTTGGCATTGTTCGCATTGTTGTTGTTCAGTGTGCCGGACGGGTTCACGTTGCGAACGTTGTTCGCGTTGGAAGCGTTGGGCGAACGCAGCCACAAAAACCGCAGTCATTCAACCTTTAACCCATATTTTTCATAAAAAATCAAGTCATATTTTTGTACCGGTCTGCGTCTGACTTGCGCCAGTTCCGCAGCAGCCCTTGCACTTCAACCACAAGAGAAGTCCAGTATTTTACCCTGTCGGTTTCAATACCGAATGTGCGGTATGCAATATCAATCATGGAAAGCATACTGTATGTATGTGAAAGTGCAATGGTCTGAAACTTTCTGCGTTCCTCGTAATCGGGTTTCATGGAAACATACACAGAATTTGCTTTCACAATATTGTTGTTGATTTCGATAGCGGCATCAACAATTTTCGCTGTGATGCACCACCGGTAATGTTTCGGAAAACTCTTTTCGTTGGAACAAATTTTGATCGTATAAACAGCCAATTCGTTTGCTTTGGTAATTACCGCAAGCAGTCCGTCATGACGTTTTGACTTAACAACTGACATTTCCTGTACCTCATAGAACCGCGCCTATCGGCGCGATTATTGGATTCATGCGATTGTACAAGCGGGGGCGCAAGCGTGGGCAATGTACGCATTGATGACGCTCAGTGTGCCGGACGGGTTCACGATGCGAACGTTGCCCGCGTAGGAAGCGTAGGGCGAACGCAGCCACCAGTATTTTGCAACACCATCCATATACTTGATACGGTTTCCATCTTCACCGGAACCGGCTGCCGACAGGTCGGAGAAATCCGAATAATACGGATACGGGTTGCCTTCATTTACGCTGTTTTCAAGCCCCGCATATACTTCACTGCGGGACAGCAGGAAGAATTTTTCGACGGTATCTTCATATCCGCCGCCGTCGGTGATCGTGTTCAGCGCAGTCCGCTTTTTCACATCTGCAACAACCGCAAGGAAGTCCGGGTCAAGTCCGGAAAGAAAGCCGTTCTGCGTTGCCGCCCATGTCGGGGGACGGTCGAAAATCGTCTGCGGTGTCCACACCTTACCCGCAGCCGCGTCACTGTTGAGAAGCTGACGCATTGCGGATGTACTGTATTTGTTGGAACCATAACGAATACGGTGC